GGTCAAGCTTTAACAATTGCGAATGCAACAGCAATAGCTTATAGCGATTTAATTGCAGCAGAAGCAGCTTTACCACTTGAATATGAGCAGGATGCAGTATGGTGTATGTCTAAAAAATCATTCATGGCATTTATAGGAATGGTTGATAGTCAAAAACAACCTATTGCAAGAGTTAACTATGGTATAGCAGGAAGACCTGAGAGAAGTTTACTAGGCAGAACAGTAATTTTAAATAACTATGTAGGATCTTATCTTTCAACAGTAGCAGCAAACACAAAATTTGCTTTTTTATTCAACTTTAAAGATTATGTTTTAAATACTAACTATCAAATGACTTTGAAAAAATATGAAGATAATGTAACTGATGATTTAGTTACAAAAGCTATAATGTTAGCAGATGGTAAGGTTGTAGATATAAATTCATTGGTAACTTTAACTAAAACTTTAGCTTAGTATTTGGGGAGGTTAATTCCTTCCCTTACTTTTATATAAGGGAGGAATAATATGTTATTAGATAATATTAAAACTAAAATTAGGATTAGCAATACAGCTTATGATGAAGAAATACAAGACTTAATTCTTGAAGCTAAAGCAGATTTAAAATTATGTGGAGTATTAGAAGCTAAAATAGTTGATACCGATGTATTAATTAAGAGAGCTATAGTGACATATTGCAAAGCTAACTTTGGATTGAGTAATATAGACAGTGAAAAGCTACAACAAAGTTATGAGGCTATTAGAAACCATCTGGCGATGAGCATAGATTATAACGGTGGTGGTGTTGTAGTTGTTTAAAGATATAATAACTTTAATAAAATCAACTGATGGTACCAATGATATGGGTGATCCAATTAAAATTTTAATTAGAAGAGAGAATATATTTGCTGATAAAAAAAGTATAAGACAAAGTGAATTTTATCAAGCAGCGGCCACAGGATTAAAACCTGAAATAACTTTTGTAGTAAGAACTATAGAATATGAACAGGAACCATTTCTCGAATATAAACTTAAACCATATACAATTATACGGACATATGAGAAAGAGGATGAATTTACAGAGCTTATATGCCAGGGCATAGTTAATGGGGTGTTATAATGCCATTACCTAGAAGCAATATGAGGATTAATAGAAATGGTGTGACTTATACATCTAATATAGATAGAGCAAGTTATACTATTAAGGAATTAAGCCGAGCTGCATTGAGAGATGTGGCTAGGCTTATTAAACTTAGTATTAGAAAAGAATTTAATAAAATGCCTGGTATGAGAAAACAATCTGGAAGATTTAAAGGCGCATATCAGCATTGGTTAAGATCTCGTGAGGGTGACTTGCAAATAGGTATAAAAGCTAACACCTGGTATGGAGTCCAGCAGGAATTAGGGGATAAAAACCAACCTAAAAGAGATATTATTCGTAATGCAGTAATGAATAATATTGATAAAATCAGAGAAATTGAAGGGCAGTACCTTAGTGCTATAGAAGATGAAAACACAGCACAGGCATTAATAAATGAACAGGAGGAAGTCGAGTGATAGAGGTTAGAAAAGCAATATACACATATTTAAAAACATTATATGTAAGAGTATATTTTCAACAAGCTCCTGAGGTTGTTGTTTTCCCTTATGTTATTTATGATCTTCCTAGCTCATTTAGTGATGGCGAGGGTGGCGAAATAATAACTCTTGATATTGATGGATGGGATTCTAATACTACTAGAGACAGTACAACAATAGAAAATTTAATGGCAACTATAAATAATATAGATAAAAAAACATTAACTACAGATGAAATAGCTTTAACGTTGTTTTTAGATAATAAGATACCATTACTGGATGATGATAAAAACATCCATAGAAGAAAATATATTTATTCAGGTAAATTAATAAGGAGGTAATATCATGGGATTAACACAAACTCAAATTGATAACATACAAATTGATTACGGTATTGTATATATTAATTATGGAGTAGTAGGCGAAAGGAAATTAGGGCCTTGTAGAGGTGGCGGAGAATTTAAAGCAAAAGGTAAAATTCAAGATATAGATTTTGATGGGTCTAAAGGCAAAACCAAAGGCATGCAATACACTGAAGATATTAGCGCTACATTAAGTGTAACTGTTTTAGATACATCTATGGATAATTTAGCTTTGTCAATGCCATTCTGTGATTATACAGCTGGTGTATTATCTGCAACTAGTTCAAGTATTGGAATATTACAGAATGGTAATTATTTAACTAATGTGACAATGTTCTGTAAGACTATAGGCGGTATGTATAAAAAAATAACTGTTTATAATGCTATGAATGAAAGCGATTTTGATTTAAAGGCTAAGCCAAAAGGTCAAGGCGAAATTGCCCTTGACTTTGAAGCACACTGGGATGCAATTGATGATACTGTTAACCTATATAGAATTGAAGATGTTGCTAATATCAATGGCGATGTAACAAAACCTACTATAGTTACAGTGCCTATTGATTCAGCTACAGCTGTAGTTATAACTAGTAATTTAACAGCAGTATTTAGCAAGGATATTAAACAATCAGATATTATATCAGATAACTTTACACTCATAAAAGCAAGTGATGGAACAATTGTACCTGGCACTTTAACATATACACAAGGAAATAAAACAGCTCTCTTTGATCCAACCGCAGCACTTACAGCTGCAACAGCTTATATATATACAATAAGTAGAGTAAGAGATTTAGCTGGTAATATAATGTTGCCAGTAATAGTTAATTTTACAACTGCATAATGAATTGGTGGGGGCAACCTCACCTTTAATTTTAGGAGGAAACTATGAATATAAAACAAGGTATAAAAATAAGCGCTATTATAGATAAGATAGGCTTGAAAATAACTAACCCTAAAGCGACACAAGAAGAAGTTGGAGCTGATCTAATAATACAAGCGGTAAGTAAGGCCTATAAAGCAGAAAAAGAAATCTATTCCTTTATAGCTGATCTTAAAGGAATAACAATTAAGCAAGCTGAGGAAATTGATTTAGTTGAATTTATAAAAGGACTAAAAGAAATTAGCGGGCTAGGAAGTTTTTTTACATCTGCAGCGAAGTAAAGCAAAGTAAATTGCTTGAAACGTTAAATAAAATATATGGTTATAGCATAATGGATATAGATTTTAACCTAGATTTAATTATGTACGCACTAGAAAAAAACCGAGAAAATGATTTATGGGAAATGTGGAAGCTTCAATATCCTAATATGGATAAAGAAACATTTATAAGTTTTGAAGATTATAAAGGCAAGGAAACTAATAAAAAGCATACTAAATTAAGTTATGAAGAAATAGAAAAAGAAATGTTGAAAGTAGAACAAGCCTTTGCAGAAAGGGGGTAATTAAAATAGAAATTTTTAGATTATTTGGATCAGTATTAGTTAATAGTGACCAAGCTGAGGCAAGTCTAGCGAGAACGGATGAACATGCTGAAAAAGTTAGCGGTACTCTTATGAAAGGTATCGGTACGGCTGCAAAGTGGGGAGTAGGATTAGCAACTGCAGCAGGAGCAGGCGCATTAGCATTATTTGGGATGGCTACAAAAGCAAGTGAAGCAGCCGCAAATATTGATGATGTGGCGCAAAGAACAAATTTAAGTAATAAAACCCTGCAAGAATTTAAACATGCTGCTGAAATGAGTGGTTTTAGCATGGATACCATAGAGGGTAGCGCAAAAAAACTAACTAAAACTATGGGTGCTTATAAAGATGGTAATAAGGCAACGGTAGATGCATTTAAAGAACTTGGTCTAAGTGCAGTTGGTACAAATGGAAAACTAAAAAGCACTGATGAGATGTTTCCACAAATTATTGCTAAATTAGCTGATATGAAAGATATAACTGAACGTGACACTATCAGCATGGCTATATTCGGTAAAAGTGCTATGGATATGGGCCCTATGTTAAATGGTGGCTCGAAGGGTATAAAAGATTTAACTGATGAAGCACATAAAATGGGATTAGTAATGTCAGATGAAACAGTAGAAGCAGGAGCAAAATTTGATGATACACTAACTGCTATAAAATCTTCACTAGGCGCTTTAGTAAATAAAATTGGGGCAGAGGTATTGCCAATAGCACAAGTAATGTTACAGTGGGTAACGGACCATATGCCCCAAATCCAAGCTATAACCAGTAAAGCATTTGGCATTATAGGAAATTTAATTAAATGGGTGGGTGGATTCATAACAAATACTTTGATTCCAGCATTTATTAGCGCAAGGGATGCTTGGGGGTTCTTCATTGATGGTATAAATAAAGATGGTGATCCAGAAGCTTTACTAGGTTCGTGGCAATATTGGATATATAAAATTGGAGCA